CCAGATAAATTCAGTCTATTATAGGAGGACAACAATGACAACTTGGCCAACAGCAAACAAGGGATCGACAGCACACACGGACAGTGATGACGACAAACCAAGACTTGCCAGACCGGAAATAAACAAGAACATCTCTAATGTCAATGACATACTTGATTTCTTTGAGGGTGGCTCACCGGCGGATGGAGACATATTCGTCTACAACAGTTCAAACGCCAAGTTCGAGAAGAACACTTCAAACACAAAATTCACAAAACTGGTCCAGACTCCAAAGGAGACCATCAACGCGATATCTGCCACTTCAGGTAGTGTCAATGTTGATGCCACGGCGGCACCAGTCCACACAATGAGTTTGACAGGCAACACCACATACACATTCACCAACATGACAGCAGGCACGTCAACACTGTTGATCATAAAAGTCAATGCCGCTGACAAGACAGCAACATTCACATCAGATGGATCAACATTGGTCAAATTCTCAAACGGTGCTCCAACACTGACAACATCATCATCACAGATAGACATCGTATCAGTTTTCTTTGACGGCACAGACTACATAGGTTCTATCACACAAGGGATAAGATAATGCCTTTCGGTAGCAGGAGGTTCTTCACAGGTAGGACATTCAATCCGGAGGTCACCACAATCACATTTAATTCACCACAGGGTGTTGGTTCAAGCCAACCCAAATTTTTCACATCGGCCTCGGTATCGGGAGACACAGCCGGCAACACAGTCAAAGGCAACGGCACCTACACCGCACTCAACGGTGGCACCGCTGACCTTGAAGGTGGCATGACAGGTGGCGCCAACAACGCAATCGTTGTTCCTCTGACTGAGGGCAGGTCCTACACCATCAGATTAAGGAAGACACTGCTCAACACATTGTCAGGTGGAGCACATCCATCAGCATCATATCCATTCCAGGTTTTCGCACCCAAACTTTCAACCACCAATGCAGATAGCGATCCAGTCAATGTTGTTTCGCAAACTCCATTCATCCAGTTCAGATATGACAGGGTTGCTAATAACTCAGGTGCCACTGCATTCCAGACCAATTCACAATTCTTTCAATTGACCAATCACGACAGATCGTCTGATGTGATGGCCAGCAACAGTGCACCTTTTCAACATATCTTCCAGTTCAGCACGGTGGATAGCGGCACAGGCGCAGATAAGGCAATGGACAATGACACATTGACACTATCACAGAATTTCGTGGTTGCCTCGGGCGACAATGATACTGCCGCCGGGGGAACAGGTTTCACTGCCAAAGGTCTGTGTCTATCATATGAGATAGATAACAGTGGATCAGGACATAATGGTGATGTGGTGATTGAATTGTTTCAGAGTTAGATTTACGGTTAGCAGTGATATTGTAATAAATATTTAGGTAATAACAAATTACATAACAAGGAGAATATACATCATGTCAGCATCTTCCAATCACTTGGAAAATAAGTTATTAGATCATGTTTTAAGAGGCGGGTCTTCGGACTACGCAAATCCTGGTAATGTATTTCTTGCTCTATTCAGTGGAACGGCGAGTGATGTGTTAGCGGCTCTTGAGGCAGGAACAAAATCCAAGTCAGGCACAGGCAACTGGGGTCACTACGAGATCAACAACGCGGGTTATTCCAGAGAGCAATTGACTTTCGGAACAGACGCTTCAGGCGGTAGCATATCCACAACAGGAAACGCAACATTCACAACAGCGACAGCAAACTATCAAAATTCAGCAAGTTCTGGATCAACGGTGACTTGTATCGCAGTTATGGACTCGGACTACACAGCAGACGCTTCTTCAGAATCTTTAGGTAATGTTTTGTTCTATGGGCAACTTGACAACGCCAAGGAAATTTTGAATGGAGACACCTTTCAAGTGTCAACAGGAAATTTGACTATCTCTTTAGCATAATAAAGGGGGAGTAGCCAAATGGCTATAAAAGGTCTAGTTGATTTAGAAGCCTACGCGATAGGCGGCTATGCAACTCCGGAAACATACTATCATATCAGTTCAGGCGAATATGTCGAACACGATTACTCTGTCTTAAATTACACCTTCGAGGCACAGACACTCACGAGCAGTTTCAGTGTATCTTGCGAGGGATCAACAGAAGTCAATAGTGCAATACTAACAAGTTCATTCACGGTATCAGCGGCTGGAGTCAAGTTTGACTTTGGTTCCGCCACAATAACATCATCTAGTTCTGTGTCAGCATTTGGTGGCAGGATCAGAACAGGACAGACCAATCCAAGTGCATCAGCCACGACCACACAGAACGCGGTGGCAACCTTCGATGGTTCATTGTCAGCGGTCAGCAGTTTCACAAACAGCACCAACGCCATATACCAAGCATTCAGTGAAAGCCTGACACTCAACGCATTCGTCACACAGATACAATTGGCGGGTAAATTGATTGAGGCAGGCACGAGTATCACACCAAGGACTTCAGAATACACTTGGGCGGACTTCAAAGAGAGCGATGTCATAGACAGGGCATGGACAGATTGGTTTGGTGATTCTTGGGGTGGGGAGAAGAGAATAGTCCTAGTAGGTGCCGCAAGTGTGTTAAAAGCATTAGGTGGATACAGGGCATTCGCATCAGGCAATATGGCGACATCAGCGACGATGCCAGATGTCACCATGAACAGGATAAGAAGTTATTCAGCGAGTCCAACAGCAACAACTTCATCAAGTGTCAATGGCAATGCGACATTTGGTCCAACCAAAGAAGTCACGGCATCGGCAACACAATCAACAGATGGCAAGAGGTTTAGAGGTGTTTCATCAGGCGGCAATCCATTCCAGATGCCAATGGGCACATTCAGTTCTTCTATAAACGGAATATATTTCAGAGCATCAGGCAGTGGCAATCCTGTGGCAGTGGCCAGTGTCAGCGGTGTAGGTAGTGTGACATTTGACCTTGCATATGGACAAGGCATAACGGCCGCGTTCAGTCAAAGCACAGACGCAAACTTCACGGCACAACTACAACCAACTGAATTATTTGCTCTATACAGCACATTAAGTGAAGGAAGACTGATATCACCAGCAGATCCTTGGAACACAATCATCGTTCCGCAGGAACTTAGAACAATATCAGTGCCGATAGAAACGCGACAGTTCGTGGTTCCAGAAGAAACTCGCTTAAATAAAGTTAACCAGGAGACGAGAGTGGCACAAGTGCAACAAGAAACAAGAACTAGGAAAATATTCAAACCTGTTTATACTAACAGATCAAGTATTCCAAGGGTAAGGAGTGAAACATAATGGCTAACTTAACGGGATTCAAAACCGACAACAAGGGCCTATACATAGAAAAGGCCGCAGGTGCCAACATCAAGTATGGAGTTGATTTCACAGACTACCTTACGACTGGTGATGCCATATCATCGGCGTCTGTTGCCATAGAAACCATTTCAGGTGATTCATCACCATTGGCTTTACCAACAAATCCATCAACTGATGTCGTGGTAGCAAACGCACTTGTGAACATTAGACTAAACGGCGGTAGTGCCGGCAACATCTACAATGTGGATGTGACCATAGTGACATCAAATGGTGACACTGATGTAAGAAGATTTAGAATAGCAATAACGGACAAACATTTATAATGGCTGACTCACCTAAACACTACAAACTAGACAGAGACTTGATATTCAAGTTGGCTACACTTCATTGCACACTCAAAGAGATAGCGGATGTGGTTGGCACTTCTGTGACCACTTTGGAAAAAAGATATTCAGGTATCATAGACAAAGGCAGATCAGAAGGTAAGAAAAGTTTGAGAAGAGCACAGATGGAGAAAGCATTACAGGGCGATGTGAGAATGCTGATCTGGATGGGCAAACAATACCTAGATCAAAAAGACACACCAACAGATCAAGAAAATACAGCACCACTTCCTTGGGAAGAATAATTACTACAAATGAAACTATCTGAACCACAACAGGTAGTGGCTAAGGATGATAAGAGATTTAGAGTATTAGTCACTGGCAGACGATTTGGCAAGACAACATTAGCAATAAGAGAACTTTGTTATGTCGCTAGGATACCCGGACGGGTATGCTGGTATTGTGCACCATCCTATAGGCAAGCCAAACAGATCGCGTGGGTCCAATTGAAGAAGATACTACAAGACCTAAGATGGATAAAAAGGATCAACGAAGCAGAACTCACAATATTTCTCAAGAACGGATCAAGGATATGTTTAAGAGGTGCCGACAATCCTGATTCATTGAGGGGTGTTGGTATTGACTTCTTGGTAATGGACGAATGTGCTGATATCAATGAAGAAGCATTTACTGCCAGCCTCAGACCTACACTATCAGACACAAAAGGCAAAGCATTGTTCTGTGGCACACCCAAAGGCATGAACTGGTTCCACGAATTATATCAAAGGGGACAAGACCCTACAGAAGGTGAATGGTCAAGTTATCTATACACAACAATTCAGGGCGGCTGGGTAGATCAAGAAGAAATAGAACAAGCAAAAAAAGATCTAGATGCCAAGACATTTAGACAAGAATATGAGGCTACCTGGGAAACCTATTCGGGCATAGTGATGGCCTCTTTCAGCATGAAAGACAATGTGAAACATTTTGAAGTGCCTGAAGATGTCACAACATTATCTATTGGGATGGACTTCAACCTTGATCCTATGAGTGCTGTGGTTTCTTATATCAAAGACAATATAGTATATGTTTTTGATGAGATACAGATATGGGGTTCGAACACACAAGAAATGGTTGATGAGATACACAACAGATACAAGAACAAAAAAATTATAGTTTATCCTGATCCAGCCTGTAGGCAGAGACGAACTTCGGCAGGTGGTAAGACGGACTTGTCAATATTACAGAATGGAGGACTTGCCTGTCGTGTGCCAGCGAGGCATATGGCCATCAGAGACAGGATCAATTCAATGAATTCCAAACTATGTTCGTCAGCAGGCATACGGAGTGTTATCATCCACCCGCGGGCGAAGAACACAATAAATAGTTTAGCAAAACAATGTTATAAAGAGGGAACATCTCTGCCAGACAAGACACAAGGATTAGACCATATGAATGATGCTTTAGGATACTTAATTTCATTTCTATATCCTGTGACGAGAGATTTATCAACAACAACACCGGCGAGATTCACCGTTAAGACAGGAGCATAACACAATGGCAAACCAAGATTATCTTTTAAACCAAAGTCCAGAAGATCAAAATTATCACACAGAAGGCTTGCCAGTCCACAGCGAATATTCAGCATACATTCCAAGATGGCAGTATCTCATAAGATCATACCTTGGTGGCATCCAATACAAAATGGGCAAATACCTTACTAGGTATGTGTATGAGACCGAAGGAGAATTCACAGCAAGGTTAAGACAGACACCATTAGACAATCATGTCAAATCTATAATACACATCTACAATAGTTTCTTATACAGGAACGAACCAAAGAGAGAACTAGGCAACCTCGAAGGATCACCTGAGGTAGAGAACTTCTTGAAAGATGCTGATATGGAAGGTAGAAGTTGGCAATCATTTATGAGAGATGTCAACATTATGAGTTCAGTGTATGGCCATTGTTGTGTCTTAATCGATCGTCCAGAGACGACGGTTGGCACGAGAGCAGAAGAACTTGAACAAGGGATCCGTCCCTACGCAACCCTGTATACCCCCGAGAACATCATAGATTGGCATTGGGATAGATTACCATCAGGACATTACGAATTACAATATGTAAAATTCTTAGAACAAGATATCAGAACAAACAGGAAGTCAGCGGCTTACCATGTAAGAACTTGGACAAAGGATATGATATATCTTGAATCATATGATTCAAAGAAGGAAGAACCATTAGAATTAGTTGAACAAAAAGTAAATCCATTAGGCGTTATACCTGCAGTATGGGTGTATGCCAACAGGTCACCAATCAGAGGCATCGGAGTATCAGACATAGGCGACATAGCAGACAACCAGAACTTCTTATTTTCACTTTATTCAGAGGCAGAACAACTTATAAGATTAACAAACCATCCAACACTTGTAAAAGACAGAGAGACAGAAGCATCGGCAGGAGCAGGCGCTATAATAACATTGAGTGACACAGTCACGGCAGAAACAAAACCTTATCTATTACAACCAAACGGCTCAAACTTAGACGCGATACTAAAAACAATCGACGAGACAATCAAGAACATCGACAGACAGGCACACCTAGGCGCCATCAGGGCAATCGAAACAAGACAGATGTCAGGCGTGGCAATGCAATCAGAATTCATTCTATTGGACGCGAAACTCTGTGAGAAAGCCAAGAATTTAGAATTGGGCGAAGAGCAAATTTGGAGAATG